TAGAAAGATAAGCAGTATAGGTTTTTTAGAAACGAAGCTTTTAGAGGAGAAAAGTTCTTTGCAGAAAAACTAGCAGAAGACATAGCAGCTAAAGGTAAAGTCCCTGTATTCTCTGTTGATGACGAAGGCTTTCTTATAGTTAAAGAAATAACTAAAGGGGGAGATCCTGATTACGCATACGTTTCAAACAAAAAAGGTATAACAGGAGGAGATAAGCTTAAAGTTGTGTCTGATGTTGATATTGAAAAGGACAAAGCTTACTTTACTGCACCATTACTGAGCAAGATAATTGGAACAAAAAAAGATGGCACATACATTTTAGATATAGCTAAAGAAGCCGGTATATCTTTACCTTCAGGTATGAACATGGCAGGTAAGATAGCTATACTTCTAAAAAATCTTGATAAAAAGACAGCCTTAGAGATGGGAGGACTGGTGTATAACAGAACAGGTATACATCTTGGGGATGTAGCAGACGGTTTAACGACTAACTTATCTGTTGGTGTTTCACGAAGTATACAAGAAGCCGCTCAAAGACTTCAAACTGTTCAGGGTAATGCCTTAAATAGTTCTGCCGCTCTGGTTAAAGGTAACGTACAAAATAAGTTCGCAGAGTATGATGCTGTTGTTAGAGAACTAGCTGATGAAGTTGACCCTGTTAGAAGCGCTAATCTAGGTGGCTACATACAAAATACATGGAAGAGGCTTTTAGTTTCTGCCCCACAAACAACAGCAGCTAACGTATTTGGATTTGGTCAATACTTTGCCGCCAACTCTGTAGCTGAGGTTTTACAAGGTTCAGCATTGGGAGTTCTTGGTGTGGTGAAAGGTGGTAAACTAACAGAGCAGGGAAGATTAGATCTAGCTCAGTCAAAAGCACTGTTTCAACTACAAGGACAGAAACTTAAAAACTTTTTAGATCCATATGCAACGTATGATATGTATATGGAAGTGCTAGAGGGTGATCCAAAACTAAAGAAAAGACTGTTTGAAACCTTTGCCGGTGGTGTGGAAAGAACAGCAGAACGCTTTGACATTGATGAGGCTAACAAATTATTTAGGGCAACAGAAGGTTACGTTGATATAGCTAACAAGATATCAGGAGTTAGACTTCAAGACAGCGTTACAAAAAGTCAGATGTTTATGAACGCTGTTGACAAACAGTTAAGACTACAAAAAGGAATGACGTTTGAGGAGGCTCTAAACAAAGGGGACTTCTCTGATCTAGATAATGATGTTATAGATAAAGCACTAGATGAAACGCTGAAGTCTGTGTTTGCTTTTGACTACACAAGGGCAGGAAAAGAAATACCAGAAGACCTAGCTACATATAGAAAATTAATAGCACAAGCTGCGGATACGCCAGGAAATATAGGAAGCTCTGTAGCAAAGGTGGTTGAAACTGTTTCTAATACTCCTGGTTTTGGCTTTATACTGCCGTTTGGTAGATTTATGAATAACGTGGCATCAACAGCCTATCACTGGAATCCTATCACAGGTGCTTTGCCCTTTGCCTCAGCCGTTGCCAAAGGACAAAAGCTAGAGGCTGTGGAAGCCATGTCCAGAGGTTTAGTTGGGGGAGTTACAATAAAGCTATTAAAAGATTTACAAGCGCAGAATGAAGCAAAAGGTTTAGCGTGGAATGAATTAGAAACTGGTGGTGGTGATGTAATAGATATAACTAACACGTTTCCTTTCTCACTAGCTATGGCAGGAGCTAGATATATGAACGCTATGGAAGCAGGAGGGGCTACGAAAGAATTAAGAGAGGACTTTTTAAATCAGTTAGCTATAGGACAGTCTGCTACAGACCTTCAGTTTGGTAATGACCTTATGAGAATATTTGGTATGATGGAGACTATGTATCAAAACGGTGATGGTGACTCTGTAAAAACTTTATTTAACGGAATGGCAGGAACGGTAGGAAACGTGGCTGCAGGTTTTACAAGACCTTTTGATCCTGTTAATAGAATAGTAGGGATGGCTTCAGGCATGGACACAGCCATAGACAGACGACAGGCTGACGGTTTAGGTAAGTTGTCAGTAAACGGAGCTAGATATGTAGACAACATAATAGAAACTCTAAGAGGACAACTTATGGGGGAAGAGCTTAGAGTAGGTATACGTGAGGGGGAGGTATACGATCCTAGTCCTATAAGATCAATGACCGGTGTGAAAGTTAAACAGCCAAGAACTTATGCAAACATGGTATTTGGAATGGTAAATATGCCAGAATGGAGAGTAGGAATGTACTCTGGCATACCAGAACACGATGCCTTTGTTAACAAAGTTATGACTCCCTTGCTAGAGCAAGAGTCTGAATTATTGCTAAAAGATAGAACTTTTAAAAAGGCTAGTCTAGGAAAGAAAAGACTTATGGCAGACAAAATGTTACAGAATGTAAAGAAGGTTATTAGAAATAATATTACAGCAACACCTCAGAGAGAACAAGGTTTAAACTACAGACGTAAGCTTCTTGATAGAGTTAAGACAGATAGAATGAAAGAGGCTAGACGTATATCAGGCATAAAGACTGCTATAAGAGATATGACCTTGTACGAAATGGAAGTGCTAGAAGCGACTATTGATATAATAAAAGAGACGGAATAAAAAAAGGGGAGACTAAGCTCCCCCTAAGTTTAATACCATTTGGTATATAATTTAAATGGATCTGATGTCCACGAAGATGTCGTAACTCCAAGAGCTTTTAACTCTTCTCGTACAGCTTCATCGGCAGACTTACGTGCTTCCATAGCAGATTTAAGACCTGCCATCTTTTTTTCACGATAAGCCTTTTTCATATCAGCAAGTTGTACCTCCAACTGATTGATTTCTTTTGCCATATCTTCAAGACCAATATCACTTTCCATATTTACCTCCGTTTTTTTGAAAGCTTTTTCTGCTTCTCTCCTCGCTGAAGTCATGTCGCCTCCCCAAGTTGCGATAATACGCAGCATTGAAGCCACGTTCCCATTCTTTAGAAGCTACACTTCCAAGGTGAAAGGGATTACCTCTCAGCATCTTTGTTCCCTCAGAGAGTTTACCTCTCACAAAGACACTGTATCCTTGTTCATACGGTTTCATCGTCACTCACAAAGTTAGTTCTATCCGAACATGCTATTATTAAAACTGTACTGTTAGGGTACGTCTTATCTAAATGTTGTTTTAACGTAGTGCTAATATGATTACCGTTCTTAGCTATATAGTCGATACATTCTTTTTGATTAGCAAACTTGTTACCTTTGTACTCTAAGTTTTCTACTTGACCATTGAACAGTATAGTAGCAAATATAACTATCATATTCATGTTATATCCACAATCTCACACGAATCTCCTGAGCAAGCAAACGTCTGAGAAGATTGTGTGTTATCTTCCTTCTCATAACTTTGAAACTTACTCCAATCTATATGTCCGAACTTACTGCTAAACTCATTGTATACCTCTTCTGTACACTCTTGATAGGGTGCTTGCTGATAAGTATGATCGGAGTGTGGTAAGAAGGATACACCTGACATCTCGTCAAAGTGTTCAAACACAAATGCCCCTACTTCCATCCACTCGTCATCTCGCACAGAGATGGTCACTGAGGGCTTGTGTTCGCACCAATGCCTCTGATATATAAGCCACATCTCTAGCTGTTCTATGGCTGTCATATCGTCTCTCATGGTTGATTTTCGTGGTGACTTCATAGGAAAGCTAAATACTGTCTGTGTATCAGGCTTCATCACATCAGGTTCGCTAGGCACACCACTATCTACCATGAAGTTAGTGAGAGGATCTTTATTATCACCTCTAACAGTCCGAATATAATAAGAACTGTGGCGAGGATGAATCCCACTGCTTGAATCAACAAGCTGACTGACTGTCCCACTAGGTTTGACACAGGTGATAGCAGTGCTTTGTGGTATTCCGAATATTGCTGCCCACTCTTTGTTTGTTTCAACTGCGATTTCTCTGAGGGATTCAAGTGTTCTTTCAAGTCCATGTTTATTTCCACTAGTCAATTCGTTATCCATTATCCCTGTAAGGCTTACACCAAGTAGTCTTTCCTCTTCAGTGTTGTTCTTCCATACCTTACGCAGATAAGGGAACTTAGTTAAGGTGGATTGTGCTGTACCAAGTATAGTAGCAAGCATTACCTTCCTCTTCAGATCTTCAAACTTATCTTTTTCTCGTATCACAACCTCCGTCAAGTTGCAGAACTGATAAGGTCTAAGTATTATTTCACTGCAAGGATTAGTGCCAAACTCATGGTTAGCATCTCTCCTGCCAAACTTCTTTGCCTGTTCCTTTGCAGATATTCGATTAAATATACCACGCTCTCCTGACTTAGACTCAACAAGGGATACCCACTCACGCAAGAATGTCTCACCATCAGGCTTGGCTGTGTAGCATACAGAGTTATTAGAGAGTGCCATCTGTGGTGCTGTCTCCCACCACTGTCCTGACTTAGCGTGTCGCATACGTCCATCAGACAGATTAGACAAACTAATCATAGCAGACCTACGCACACCACCTGACACTACAACCTCTCCAACCTTACACATTAGGTTGTGGCAATCGTAGCTAGATAGTTTGCGTCCTGCATTGTGCTTAAATAAAGCCGTGGTAAAGTTAAATAGATCAAGCAAGGGAGCAGGTCCTGATGCTCTACCACCAAAGATCTGTAGCCTAGAACCTGCAGGTCTAACCTTTGATACGTCCCAATGTGGCGACTCCCCCATGTACAGATGTCCTATAAGTTTACGCAACGCTCTTGCCCATCCCTCTTTGCTGTCCTGTACATCTATAATAGTGTCAACCTGTTCTATTGTTTGTGGTATCTCAGGGAGTTGATTGACATACTGTCTTTCCACAGAGAACCCAACACCTGTACCACACAACAGTATATACATCGCCTCGTCAAAAGACTTTGGGTCATCAACAGGCAGATAGCTACAGTTGTATCCTGCAGTGTTATCTCTTTCTAACGCAAGACCTGCCGTCATCAACGCTCTCATAGAGGGCATAACTTCTAAATTAGTTATAGCATCTTTTATCTGTTGCACTGGAAGATGCCCTTTAACCTTCAACGACATAAAGTCAACGTATCTGTTTACAGTTTCTTCCCATGTTTCTCTTCTGTTTTCGTTTGGTAGCCACCTAGCATACCTAGATATAGCTATAAATTTTTGATAGTCGTTCATATGTTTGTTACCTTTATGCTGTTGATTTCAATGTCGTCAATATCGTAAAGAAGATCTTTAACTATGTCGGATACAACTTTTTCACCTTCTTTTTTTCTAGCTACCATATCGTAGGTTACAGGAAGATGACTAGATTCGTCATCTATCTCAACCTCTGCTGTAATCTTAAACTTCATTCGATCATACTCCTGTTGTTAATATCCCTAATCATTGCCCTAAGATACCACTCTGCCTTTTTCAAATCTTCTATACCATTCTTATAGCGCCAACGGTGAAGATATTTTATCACATTGCCTTGACAATAGGAAGAAAACTCTGCACCTAATTGTTGCTGAATATAATCAATACACTCCATACCACCATTGTTGTAGTGTGGAGGGCTGTTAACTGTATCTACTTCCACTTGCTCAGTGTCCCTAGTTGTATTCGCTTCTTCTTTTCTGTCAACCATTTTTTAGGTATCTCCTTATCTGTCCATTTAAATTCATACTTATCACACCAATCACAGTATCTAGTGCTTGATCCTTTGTTAATAACATTGTATGCGTTCTGAAACAGAAAGCGTATATCTAGCTCAGGGTATTGTTCTTTTATCAACAGATGCTTTACTCTGTCTCTTGGTCTAAACCACCCTTTCGCCTCAATAATAATACCATTGTTAAGAACAAAGTCAGGCTTATAGAGTCTAAACATTTGTACTGCGTATCTGATAGACATCTTTTCATATCGAATCCTCTGTTTAAGGAGGCGCAACTCTTTGGCTACGCTCTCCTCAAACTTGCTCCTAAATTGTATCTTGGGCATCAGCTAACTTTACATAGTTTATCAAAGGTGGTGTAGCTGACTTAGAAACTTTTGATGGAAGAACCTGAAGATTATCCCAACACTTTTCTCTGTACGAGCAGAAGCTACACTCAATACCTAGCTTCATGTTACCACTAGGCTTGCCATAGTAAGTCTCAGCTACAGGCTCGTAGCATCTCTCAAATGGCTCGTCATTATTTATGTAGTCCACAGTGTCTTGTATCTTCTTCAGTTCTTCTTCAGTATCTACATCATTAGCACTAACGTATTTAAAGTTTCCATTAGCCTTGTTTACAACCCACCATCCACCGACAGGAACACCTTTCGCTTTTGCGTAGCCAACGAGTTGTGACACATACCCAAAGCTGTCTTTGCTCTGTAGCGTTTCAAAGTCTATGAATTTGTTTTCGTATGCCCAAGGGGAGGCTGACTTAACGTCATCAACCTTCCCATTTAACACGAGGTCATAAGTCCCATCAACAGACATATCATTCAGCTTTAATGACACCTTTTCACTATCGCCAAACTCTACTTTGGATGCTCTCAATAGCCCTTTGAAAACAGCCTCAATAATATCGCCCAATATCATGTTGATGAGAAAGTAGGGAGAATCAGAAATCTTTTCACCAGGATGGTTCTTCTCAAACCACAACTGACACTTCTTACGTCCAATGTTAGACATACGAAGTTTAAACTTTTTCTTTTTCTCCCCTGAGAATTGACGACCCAACGCCTCCTCTACATCTTTGGATACGAGGTTAAGAATATCCTTATCCATACTAGCTTTGCCTAGCATGACGTTTTGTAGAAAAGTATGGATCGCCACTTCTGCAGGATGGTTCATAAGCTACTCCTCAATCTCAACAACATTGGAAGCAATAGCATCCTCCTGATCAG